CTCTATGCCAAGATTTCTAAAGAACAGATTTTTTCCAGCCTTAGTTCCGTCAAGAAAACCTTCAGAATATTGAATTATGTTCTTCATATCTTTTTGAAACTGAATGTTATTTATGGTTAATTTCATTAGATATCACTAGCCTGATTCTCTGATCTACGAACTGTTAACTTGTAGTACTCTACACTTCCAAAAGGTCCAAGCGCTGGATCGTTTGTTGCCACTTCATAAAGAGTTGATCTTCCTGCTCTTGGTCCAACAGTCTCAAGATAGATTGGGTTTTCCCATCTGTCACGAATATTAGTTATAAGCACATTTGTAATAGCATTCTTGTCTTCAGCATTTGAAATACGAATATCTGTTTTTACTCTTCCTATTAGGAGTGATTCTTGTGTAATGTTTACATTGGGCTTGACTTCTTCTTTTAGTGCGTTACCGCCACTAGAAAAATTACATGCTACAGTCTTACTAAGAACCCATGTCTTTTTAACATTTCCATATGCACCCTGATCTACCAGTGGGTAATAAATGTCAGCAAGCAGTGGGTACATAAAGTCTGTAAGTTCACACTGCATTATAAAACTCCAAGTTTAGTTATAGACTGTACATACTTTGATAGTATCTTGTCTACTAATATATTTCCTGTTCCGTCCAGAATTCTTTTATCAAACTGAATCTTAAACTGATCTGTATTATATGAAGTTACATATCTCTTATAATAATCTAGTTTGCCACACTTAATGTCTTCAATTAACATTTTTGTAGCATCTTGAATATCGTATGGAACAACTTTATAGCCAGTCTCTAGTTGGAAAATATAGTCATAGCCTTCGTTAAATGCAACTCCACCACTAATGGTATAGATATTACCGCTATCTTCTGTATCAAATAAAGCAAAAGAGTCAGATGGTGCTACAAACATTCCAGACTTCTTACGCTCTGCACGATTGATTGCATCTGTATAGGCTACAGGATCTTTTGTAATTGCCGTCTTATCTTTAGTTATTAGATAATTCCATTCGCCAAGTGCTGGGCCGTCTGCATCATCAGCATCATAAACAAGTTCTGCATTTTCGTATACCTTTAAAATTTTATTTGTTCTTTCCCATAACGGGATATAGTCTGTGCCTTGTCCAACAGTTTCTAGATAAGTTCTCTTATTGTAGAACCCTCCAGTGATATTATCAATGATTGTTCTAGCAAGACTCTCATACTCTGTATATTGTGCTATCTCAGTTGCTGTTGTTCCAAGTGTTGTTGGATCAACATAAGGTCGCATGACTTCTAGGTTGTCTTCAACTACTGGTTCATCAGCAAATACAGCCTCTTCAATGACTTCATAAATTGCTAAAGAATAAGACTTGTCATACTTAGAGAAACTAACTGGAAGTTCAAGTGTAACTTTAAACCCTGTTGTTGAAGTTACTGCTTGCTCAGTTGAGATTTGGTTTTCAACGTCATCAATAACAAACATGTAGTCTGTTTCTGCATCTGGAACTGTGTATGTAACAGATATTGGGTATGGAGGAAGTCTAAGAATTTGCATAATTATTTACCATAGTGCCTTGCTACTTCTTCTGGAGAAGCGATTCTGACAGCCTTATGTGTAGCCCACTTTTCTGCATCTTCCCCAGTAACAATGTTATACCCTATCTTGAGAGTACCTACACCATTCCAGAATATGTTTCTTGTTGAGTATACGGCTGAGTTCTTTTCTTTCTTTTCTGGCTTTGCCTTGACATTTTCATTAGGTGCCCAACTAGCCAAAATCTCAAGAATCTCTAATTTTGTTTTAGAGTCAAAGAGTTCAATATTGTTCTTTTTTGCATAGGCTTTTAATTCCATTACGGTTTTCTTGGATAATTCTTCAATAGTCATTGTAACTCCTCATATGTCATTATACCAGAATGTGAAGAAGGGGAGCAGATGTTTAGTCTACTCCCCCTCTAGGTTAGATTCTAATTAGGAATCAGATGCTGCGTCTGCGTAAGCAACCGCATCAAGTTCTTCCCACTGAATACCAAAGCGGACGAATACTGTGTATTCAATTGTGTCCTTCTTTGCGATGTATTCACGGTTTACTGTGATATCACGCTGGAAGCCCCATACACGGTTCTGTGGGAATGTCAAATCGACATATCCTGCAGGGTAGTAAGGTACTTCCATGACTTCTACTCCGAGGACACGAGTTGTACGTGCTCCACCGAATGTCTGTCCATTTCCATCAAGGTATGCCTGACGGTTTGCAGGAGTTCCTGCTGGTGTACCAGCAAATGCTTCTGCGATTGCATCTGCGAGAGTTCCGTTATTCTTAACGATTCCCTGGAATGCATCTGTACCTGCGTAGAACTTAAGGTTGTTCTTAAGTGCACGGTACTTACGTGGCATAGCAAGGATAATATCCTGCATAACCTGTGTTGTCCAATTGTCATCTGAGACTGTTGCAACTGCTTCGTGAGCATCTGAACCGTCTGTAACCTTTGTAACAAAGCCTTCCATGATTGAAAGGAAGTTGCCTGTTGATCCATCGCCGTTAATTGCGAGGTCTTCAATATCGTTAGCGAAAGCATTTGTCATCAAGCGAACTAGATGATCTTCAAGTGCTCCACCTTCAATATTGTCTTCAAGCGCTTCTGCTGAAACTTCCCAGTCAAGACGAATCTTCTTAGTAGTTAATTCGACCTTTGTGAAAGTTGCACCAGCATTTGTGAAATCTGGCTGTGCCTGAGCAGCAGCACGGATTACACGCTCACCAACGTTGACCTTTTCAAGTTCCATGGTGTTTGCACGCATTGTAACTTTACGACCATCCTTGGCGAGAACTGTTGCATCCCACACGTAGTCGATGAAGCGACGAGCCTGCTCTGGTGCTAGAATACCACCTGGTGTTCCAGTTGGGTTTACAGCATTAGCGCCAGATGTTGATCCGAAGTTCGCTGTAGCAATGTTACCAAGCGAAGCAGCGGGTGAAAGGTTACCGCTGGCATCTGTGGTTGTTGCACCACCGATAGCACCTGATGCGAATGCACCGTCTCCGTTATGGGCGTGTGCCTCGGTTGGTGATCCAGGATAATTCTTTACGATATCTGTATTTTGTTCCGACATATTGTTCACCTCCTAGTGATTTTATATCTTTAGTTTAATAGGTCGGTTGATTTGAGGAAACGACCGCCCCATAGGGATTTCTGAACCTTTACGGGCTCAGACTGCACGATCTCGCCTAGATCGCCAGACTTGCGGAAAGCGGTGTCTGCAACTACGGCATCAACTCGCTTGCCAAACTCATTGAAGTTACCTTTGATACTGTTAACTTCTCCAGTTACACTATCAACGGACTTCGTTACTGCTGCTACCTGCTCATGAAGAGACTTAACGGTTGCAGCGAGATCGCCAAAGGCATTAGTAAGAGAAGCGTTAATTTCAGCAAGTGCCTTAGCAACTTCTTCTTTAACATCAGCAACTGCATCTGCAACTGCCTCTTCTGTCTTCTCTTCTTCTACTGGTGCTTCCTCTGCATCAGTAGATTCTGCACTACCATCAACTGCTTCTGCAACAGGTGCTTCTTCAGCGACTGGTGCTTCTTCAGCGACTGCAGGTGCTTCTGTTGTTTCAACAACTTCTTCAACTGCTGGCTGTGCCTCTGGAGCAACCTCTGCATTTTCAACTGGAGTATCTAATACTTCTGTTGCTTCTGTCATAGGGTTTACCTCCTTTGTAATCTTAATTGTCCTAATGCCTTTAGCACTATCAACTAAGAACTTAATCATGTCTGCTTTATCAGAATCATCTTTTTCAACAAAGCCAATATTCTCCATCTGTTCACCAGATATAGGACTGACTTGAGTTTCTTCTTCTGAGGTAACTACTATACCAGATTCTTTGTCGTAGAATACGTTTTCTAGAACTGTTTCATCACCTTTAATAACATCAATGCCGTCAACTTTTTGAACTGACATAATGCTTGCAAACTGGTTTGCTGGACTATCAACCAAAGATAATTCAATAAGGTCATAGTCCTTGATAATTCTAATTTGTGCATCTGACTTCTCATCATATGCATCGTCCCACTTGTTCATACGTCCACCAATAGAAAAACCAGTGTATGTGCCATCTAGGACTTTCTCCCAGGCATCTTGTGCTCCCTTAGAGATGTATGCAGAAACATAAACACCCTTATAGAACTTCTTAGATTCTGGATCAAAATATTTTTCTTCTTTAAATGAAACCATCTTACCTACTGCTGATGGCTGATGCATTTCTCTAATGTTCCCACGGAACTTTGCAAATGCTGACATTGATGCTTCTGTTGTAACAATGTCATTCTGCTTGTCAAGGTTGTCAAGAGATGCAAAACCAGAAACAATTCTGCGTCCTTGGTCTACTTTTGTGAGAGGCATTGATAAGCGAACGTTGTCGCCTTCAGTAACCCACGAAGCCTTATTTATTTTCATATCAGTTCCTATTATATCAAATGTTTATAAAGATTCTCAACTATTGAGATGCTCTTCCTTCGCCCTGTGGATTTCTCCCAGAAACTGTAGCCGTGCTGTCTGACTGGTTATTTGATCGTTCTGTATCTCTTTGACGGTTCCCCGCCAAATTTGCTCTTGCGTCTGTAGCCTGTCTTGCCGAGAGTTGAAGTGGTTCATCTCCATGGCTTACCTGTGGCAAATCAAGAATCTCACGAGCCTCATTTGGAAGCATAATCTGAGTCTTGACATAACGCTCAAGAATTTGGGATTGAGCAATTTCATCTGTTAGGGTGAGTTCATTGAACTTGAGTTCAAGAATGTCAGTCTTTTCACGAATAATCTTATTGATAACCTTCTCTAAATGATGCTGGGCTGGTCTTGCAACCTGCTCCTTAAATGTGCGATCTTGAGCCAAGGCTGCTGCAATTGCTCCTGAATCTGCTCCACCAAGTTTAGAAATTGGAACCTGATGGGCAATTAAAATGTCATCACGGTTTTGCTTACGGTACTCCTTGAATGAACCATCTTGAATTCCGTTTTCAATTGGCTTCATGTCAAACTCAACTTTATTTTGATCTGTGTCGCCAGGAAGAGGAATGTAAAGAGTTCTGTGTGATTGAGACTTTAGTCCTGTCTGCAAGAATCTAAACATCTTATCTTCTGCATCTCCAGATAGTTGTGCACCCTTGAGTGTAATCACATATCTTGGGACTGCCTTGTTTTCAAAATAGTCAATATTATATTGTGATGCCAACTTATCTCCAATAAGAGATGGAAGAGCAGAAACAATATCTGGAACACCGTAGAAAGTGTTTAATGGAGAATATTCCTTAATATGAATAATCTCGTTTGGACGAGTATCGTTAGTTACTGGGTTTGGATTTGTTGCTGCAAAGTTGCGGAAGTAAACAACCTTGTTTCCAATAATCTGAAGGAACCCATCATGAAGTCTACGAACACGAACTGTTGTTGCTGGGATGTGACCAATGTAGCCAATCTCTCCTTCAACATTTCTTCCTACTTCAATGAAGCCATTTCCAGTTGCTTGAACATCTGTAAAAACCTTTTCCATAATCTTTGTAAATGATCTTCATTCGCTCTACTCGCTTACGAGCACGCTTTACTTTTTCTGCATCTTCGCTCATTTCAAAACGAAGTGAAGTACTATCTGTCATATCAAATCTATAGCCAAGTCCAACAATATTTTCTACCTTGGCATCAATGGCTGCGTGATTAGCAAATGATGTGTCGTAAAAGTTTGCTAACTCATACATGTTGTATGGTGGAGTAATAACATCAAACAAACCATAGCCATTGCGGTATACGGTTCCAGGATTAATCTGCTTAGATCCAGAGTCTTGTCCAACAGGCATTGCGTTTGCAGAATCTAGATATGCATCGTCACCAATTGCTTTGTTGACAACTCTTGAAACTCTTCTCTTAAAGTTTTGATCAAGGCCAGCATATTCCTTAAGCATTTCCCAAGACTTAATAAAAGGGTCTTGGTCTCTAAATGGATTCTCTGGTTCTTCTTGTGTATTTAGTCTTGCACTAACATACTTCTGCTCGTATTCATTACTCATCTAATGATCCCCTGCCAAATTTGTCAACTGTTTGTTGTGCAGCATGCCAAGCACCAAGATCGTTCATAGATGGGATAAGACCTTGCTTAAGTCTGTCCATCTGTTCTGAATGCTCTTCATCTGTAATTCTTGTTAGTCCAGCAACGAACACTGCTTCGCCATCTCCTGCATCTCCGAAGTGTCTTGCTGCATTCTTTAAGTCTGCAATCTTTGAAATGTCACCACGCATTGACTCAATGTTGAGGACATTACCTTCTCCATCCGTAAACCACTTACCGTTTGACTTCTTATATACGTACAGACCCCAGTCATATTGCTTCTCAATGACCTTTTTTCGGACATTGCTTACTAAGGGCTTACCAGTTTTTTGACTAATTAATGGATTCATAACCTTTAGTATACCATATTAGACTGGAGTGATTACAGAACTTGACCACTCTACAGTATCATAAATCTTAAGTTTATCTGAGTCTAAGGTCATTCCCTGACCATCATCAATAATAATCTTATTAGTTCCAATATATGTCTTATAGATTTCTGATGGATTAACCCCATAAGAGGAGGAAGTTGTTATGATAAGCATCCCATTCCAAGAGTAGTTATTTTCCCAGTACTGCCAATCAAAATTAATCCCATCTTCGGACTTTACATCGGCCCATGGCCTTGTTACAGTGCTCTGTATTTGTTGAAGGTCTGTAGCCTGATAATAAGAAATATTATTAAAAACTCCTGGGCCATTAATGTTAATAGATCCAAGGAATGAGTCAAATATTAGCGGTGAGGAAAATGATATTCCTATAATTG